TCCCTACAGTCATGTCGTGCTCCTGCGGTTGTCACTGATGCTGGGCATCGGGTCAGCCCTTCTTGTTGGCGGTGGTTTGCTTCTTCGGTGCGGCAGCGGTCACGTCTGCGACTTCACCGGTACGGCGCGTCCCTTCGGCAGTCCCGCCGGGATGTCGTCCTGCTTGCGGCACCACGCGGCGAGGCCCCGGTCGCCCTGCGCCCCGACCTGATCGGCCAGTTGCGCCCACGTCAGGCCACGCTCGACCCGCAACGCGCGGTAATTCGCCGCTACATCATCATCAATCGGAGCCATCACGCCACCTTCTGAGAGGCCGCCAGGTAAGGCAGGGCGACATTGGCACGCGCTGCCTTACCGGCGGTGGGGTGCTACTTCTTCGGTGCGTTCGCCGGGACCTGCGCAGCGACGACCGGCACACCCGCCTTGACAGCGTCCCGCTCGTCCTTCGTCGACAGCGGGTTGAACGCCAACTCGGTCAGGAGCTTGGAGTCCCGCCCGGCCGCGTCCTTCTGGGCCTTCTCGTGCGCCGCGCCGTTGGCCCGCAGGTAGTCCGCCAGCGCCGGGTCCTGCACCGACACCTGCGAGGCGACCTGATCCCAGGACAGCTCCCGCTCGGTCTTGAGCTGGACGTAGTTGTCCATCGTGTCGCCGGTCGGGTCGGCGACGGTGACCGCCACGACCTGGTTGTGGGGTGTCGTGTGCGTCGGATATTCGACACCGTCCTTGTTGTACAACTCCGATACAGCCATTGCGACTTTCCTTTCGAGGGAAGGGGGACTTGCCAGTCGGGAGCCCCCCGGGGGAGGGCTCCCGACTGTGGTCGGTTTAGAACACTGGCGCGACCAAACCGAATCCGGCCGTGCCGGCGTTGCCGCCGACGATGCCGACCGCGGTCGGGTACCGGCCCGCGGTGAACGCGATGTAGCCGTAAACTACCAGCTTAATTGTGAGCTGGTTGCCGAGGGTCTGTTCGAAGCGGAGTTCCTTCGGCATCCCGTCGCCGTCTTCCCACAGCAGCAGGTCGGTGTTGCGGTAGACGATGACCTGGTCCTCTGGGCCGGTGCCGACCGCGGTCGGGATCGACGCGTCGAGGATGACGGGGAGGCCCTGCATCCAGCCGACTGCCTGCTTCCCGCCGATGTCGTCGGGTGACCCGTCCTGTACCGCGAAGGCGTTGAACGGCCCGTTGGTGGACGGGACGACCAGCGGACGCCCGGTGGTGTCGACCTGGCCGACCATCCAGTACCACCGACGTGGGTGCATCGCGATCACGGTCGGGGCCATGAATCGGGTCGTGGCCACGGCGTTGAGTTCCCCGGCGGTCTTGGTGTAGAACGTCGTCGGTGTCGCCGCTGCGGCGAACGCGGTCGCCTGGTTGACGCCCGCCGTGTTCAGGACGCCGAGTACCTGCCCCGCCGAACCGGACCCGGATAGTACCTGGACGTCGAGGGCGACGCCGTAAGCACCGGAGAGGTCGAGGTAGATCAGGGCGTCGATGCCGGGGGTGCCCCGCTCGATCGACTGCCGTGACACGTCCTGCTGCCCGGCGATGGTCGCCACGTTCACGGTGACGTTCGCCCACACCTCATCCGTGGAGGACACCGACGTGTTTTCTGTGGCCTGCACAGCGGCCGAGGCACCGGTCGTGCCGCGCGGGATCTGGAACTGCGTCCCCTGATCGGGGATCTGCAACTTCTGGCAGGTGTTCGCGAACGGCCTACCTGCCCGCACCAGCAGTGCGGCCTGGTCGGTGAGGTACTGCGGGACGATCAAACCCGCGAACGACCCGGTCGTGGTGGCGCGTTCGGTCATCTCCCCGTGGGCGACGACCTCGTTGCCGTGCCGCTCGAGGCGTTCCCTCGCGCCCCGGTTCTGCTTGAACTCCGACAGGTATGCGTCGCGGAAGAACGACGCCGTGCCACTGGCGTCGGCACGCGCGGTGTAGGTGCGGGGCTCGCTGGTGACCCTGGCGCTGTCGCCGTAGTGCGGTGCACCCGCGGCCGGGTGGAACTCGCGGGAGAGCTGCGCCGCCGCGTCGTCGCGGGACTTCTCCGTGACGAGTTCGGTGACACGTTCGGTGAGCAGTCCGCGGGCAGTGTCCAGGGCCGTGATCTTCTCCTGCGCGGCGCGGACAGAAACCGCTTCCGCCTCGGACGGGTCGCGTCCGGTGTCGGCGAGGCACGCCGCCCGGACCGTTTCGATGGACGCACGGTGGGTGTCGCGTTCGGCGAGGTTCGCCGCGACGCTGGCCCGTACCTGCGCGATGAGCTGATCGATCGTCATGATGACGACGTCCTTTCATTTGCAGATGGTTGGGGACCTGTTGCGACAGGCGGTGACTCCCAGACGGGCCGTGGCGCGCGTGGTGTCCCTACGTGATGCGTGCAGGGTCGAACACCGCCACACCCGTTGGGTGGGCGGTTGCTTGTGGGGCCGGTTAGACCTTGACGGCGAGCAGGTCGCCGTAACTCATCGACGGGGCCGCGCCGCGACGCCGCAGTTCGCGTGCGACCGCGTTGGCGTGGGTGCGGAGCACGTCCAGGGTGAGCGCCGCCAGCTCCGACACGTCATCCGCGTCGGGATTCGGGACCTTCAGGTACCCGGCGAGGGACTCCTGGGCTTCGTCGACGATGTTGTCGACCGCGGAGAACCACGCCATCGCCTGCGTCAGCATGTTCACGTCCTCGACGTCGAGGGCGCGCCCGACCTGCAGTTTCCCGGCGAGGCTACGAAGTGTCGCAGTGGTGTACGGGCTGGCGCCGTAGCCGACTATCGACACATCGCCGCGGTGGATGTCGGCGGCGTTGATCCGGAACTCGGTGTAATCCGGTGACCACATGCCGGCGGTGATGCCGAACCGGAACGACATTTCGTCGATCAACCGCGAGCGGAGCTTCGGGGCGATGTAGGCGACGTCCGCATCAGCCGGGTCGAGGTTCGGGGCGTCGGCCGCCAAACCGATGTCGTCCTCGGCGAGTTGCAGCGTCCCGTTTGTGGTGCGCGCCAGGCGCCGTATCGGGTCGTGACCGATGACGAGCGGCACGTCAAGCTCGGGGGTCTTCAGGGTGTCGGCGAACGCCCCCGCCGACATGATCTCCCAGTACGGGCCGAACATGTCGAACATTTCATACGGCTGTTCGGTGACCGAGGCGTAGCCGTGGAAGTCCAGCCCGCCGCCAGCCGTGGAGTCGCGGACGACGATGGGGCGTTTCGTGACGGCCCGTGACGCGGTGAACGCGCCCGGCGTGTCGGAGCAGCGCCGCTCCCGCGGCCGCGCCGCGGGCGCCGGTGAGGCCGCTTTGCGGGCATGCGCGGCCCGTTCCAGCAGTTCGGTCATGGGGTGCTCCCACTGTCGTTGATTTGGGCGTTGATCAGTGCATCGGCTGGGGCCGGTTCGCCGGGGACGGGGCCGCCGGTGGGGAACAGCCGGTCGAACTCGGCCATCTGCTCCTCGGTGAACGGTGCCCGGTTGTCTTCGGCCCTGGCCTCGGACGGCGCCAAGGTCCGGGACGTGATCTGGGCACCGAGCATCGCCGCCAGCGAGGCCGGGTCCATCCGCAGCAGCGCCTTCTCGTTGAGTTTCGCGAACCTGGGGCGGGGCAGCGACTTCGACAGCGCCCACTCGCGGCGGATAATCGCCGGCCCGAGGTTCGTGACCAGCAGCTGCAGGTTACGTTGAGTAATGTTCGCGTAAATGATCTTCGTGGACGGCCTGCCGGTAGTGGCGTCGATCAGGTCGGCGGGGATGCCGTAGAACCGGCACACGTCGACGGCGCCGTAGTTCATCGCTTCGAGGAACTGGGACTCGTTGGCGGCGACGGAGATCATGTCGTATTCCCAGTCGGCGCCGTGGACGAACAGGTCCCGGTCCGCGACCGCGGCCTTGAACCGCTCCTTCGCGATCCGCGCCTCTTTCGGGCTGATCGTCTTGTTGACGTTTTTCAGCTTCCCGGCGGGGATCGACCCGGACGCGAACCAGTCGACGGCGAACTGCGCCGCTGAGAGGTAGGTGGCGATCGACATGGCGGCGTAGGCGGTCGGTGACAGGCCCAGTGGGACACCGGAGACCGGGAACTGCCGCTCGTGCCAGATGTCTTTCGGCGGGTAGTTGGTGCCCGAGATGGAAAACTCTTCGATCTTCGGGCCGTGGCCGGTGATCTTCACCTTCGAGTTCGGGACCAGTTCGACCTGCCGCGCCAAACCGAGCCCGTCACGGCCGCGGATGATCCCGAACGAGTTCCCCACCCGGTCCAACTCGAACTGTGAGGAGTACAGCCAGTCGCATGTGCCGAACCCGTCGCCGGCCGGGTCGAGGAGGAATGGGGAAGGCTGCGCGTCGACCTGGACGCCACCTATCGTGCGGTACGTCTCGATCGGCAGTGAGGAGATCAGGTCGGCGCGGAGCCGCAGGCACGCCCACACCGCCGAATGGCGTAGCGCAGAGTCGGAGGAGACGGTGACGGAGCCGTAGGTGCGGGTCCGCGGCGGCGTGAGCTGTGTCGACGTGTCACCCAGGTCACGCTGGAACAGCAGCGACATCAGGCGCTCGTCTCGGTGTCAGGTCGGGGCCGGGCGCGCCACGCGAGCAGCGCCGACGCCCCGATCAGCAGCGCCCCGCCTGTCGCGAGCCCCCCGGCCACGGTGAACGTGGCAACCTCAACCGCGGCGCCCGCGGCGAGGAGGAGCAGCCCTGAGATTTCGAGCCAGGTCGTGACCGTTTCACGCATCCGCTGGCCCTCTCTAGTAGATCGAGTCTTCGACGTTGTAGTCGGCTTGCTCGGCGGCGTGTGCCTGCCACAGTGCGAGGGTCGCGGCGTAAAGCGAAGTGATGTTCCCCGGCCCGGACCGGTGCCGCCACTTGAACGCCTTGTCGGCGACCCACAGGCGGCCCGCGTCTGCGATCGCTTGAGTTAGGGCCTCTTGCCCGACGTGCCACAGCCCGCCGTCTGTGGTGGCGGCGTCGTAGAACAGTCCGCACGCCGCAGCGACCTCGCCGACAGGAACGACCTCGACGGTGATGCCGGCGGCTTCGATCGCGGGTTGCAGCGTCACCGCAGCTGATCCCGCCTCGATGGCCACCGTCATGTCGGGGTAACGCCGCTTGATCTGGAGCAGGCGCGGCACGACCCACTCGACCCCTGCACGGTCGTCGATGACACCCTTACGGGACGTCACCTCGACGTGCAGCGCCCCGTCCTCGCGGCAACCGGCGACAGCTATCGACGCCCACCCCCGATCGGGTGCGACATCGAGCGCGAAGCGGCGCAACGTGACGATCTTCGACTTCTCGTCGAGGCGCGCGGCCCACTGCAGCCGGGGGATGACGGACTCGGCCAGCCTCGCCACCCACTGACACAGGCATTCGGTGCGGAACACCGCCTCCGGGTCGGTCCGCGCCGCAGACGCAAGCGCTTTCTCCGTGACCCCGTCCGGGTGTCCGAGCGACGGATTCGCGTGCGCCCAGCCGCCCCGGTCCCACTTCTCACACCCAGGGTCGGCCGAGTATTCGAAGATCCCCAGCGAGTCGCCGTCAAGCTCGTCGGACTCATCCGGCGCGTCCGGTGCGGCCTCGTTGATGCCGTCCGGGTCACCCAGCGCCCCATGTGCCAGGCCCCGCAGGAACCCCAGCACCACCGACATCACATCGCCGGCGTTCGACGCCGCCCACACCTGGGACCGGGCGCGGGCCATCGTGGTCTTCGTGACCGCGCCCCACGCCTCCCACGTCTGATGCTCCCGCAGCTCATCGAGGAGGACCAGGTCGCCGGTCAGCCCGCGACCGGCCCGCCGGGACGCCGCCCGGACCTTGTACCGCTCCCCCGACACGAGCCGCAGCTGCTTCTTGCCGTTGACCTTCAGCACCTGGTCGACCTCGGCCGCCAGCTCAGGGGTCCCCTGTGCCATGTCGACGACGAACTGCCACTGCTCCTCGGCCGTGTCCAGGTCCTGCGCCGTGCCGATCACCAGCGGCGCGCCGTCCATGTACATGCGCCACAACGTGAGGACCTGCATCAGCGTCGACTTGCCGTTCTGCCGGGCAACCAGCAGCACGACCGTCCGGAACCGGAACGTCCCGTCGGGCAGCAGCTCAAGCGCGTGGACCAACGTCCACTTCTGCCACGGGAACAGGCTGAGCCCCAGGACTGACTCAGCGAAGTCGATGCACTCGAACCCGGCCGACGTGGCCGGGGTCAACTTACGCAGCGGTGGCGTCCACACGCGCGGCGCCTCCGACCCAAGACGCCTAACCGGCAGCGTCGGCCTTGACAGAACGGAGCTTCGCGAGGCTGCCACGAGCAGGCTCCTTCTTCAGATCCAGACGAGACGCCGGCGTCAGCCTCAACTCGGCGCAATACTTCAGGTATGTCGGGATCGACACGTTGTCGACAGACGGCGGCCGCATGTCGTGCTCGCCCGCCCACTCCAACGCCAACTCGCGCAGCGCCTGCTCGGTGTCGATCTTCAGGGCCAACACCAGCAACGCCTCGAGCGGCCCAGCGCTGACCGACGCATCGAGCGTGCCATCGGCCACCGCCGCCGCGATCGATACCCGCGTGGCCTTCAGAAGATCACCCATGATCATCCTTCCGCGCGTGCGCGCGACCCCTCGTCAGAGCTCAGGGGAGAGAGA